GTCACCCTCTTCCGCCCCAACGCTGGTTGCACCAGCATTGCGCCTTCTCTGCTCTCTCATTAGCTTCAACCTCTCCAAGTGTCGCGCTGCGCTCGGCCGGACTCCCTCGGGAACCCGGGGCGCGGGAGGCGCGAGCCGCTCTTTCACCTTGAGCAGCTCCGCACAAATTTTCTGATAGGGCTGAAGAGACTCTTCGTCTAGTTCTCGTTGAGGGACGATACAATCCCTCGATAGCAGCAATCTGCGCGAGTCCAAGACTTTGATCTAAGGAGCTCTTCTTTGTGGTAGCTTCGCCCGTAGCTCAGTTTCCATCCTCCCAACGTCTATCACAGACCTAGTTGGTTGCTATCCCCTGGCCTCAGACTGATCACCTGAGGCTTCAAGGGAAACCCGAGCCGCTAGGGATGCCGCTTTCTCGCGGATCCGTTGCTCCTAGTCTAACCTAAGGTTCATACGGACTAGGATCGAGTTTGACTCACTGGGAATCAAACGGCGAAGAATAAACCTGACACCAGCTGAAGACGGGTTGTAGTTCCACGGACCTGACAAAGAGGTCAGATCAATGGTGGAGGTTGCGTATCTCCACTGACGAACCAGCCCAGCGAGACAGCCTTTGATAAGGTTGTCCTTGAAGTGTGTCCAGGATTTCTGTGGTAGGCCAAGTCCTCCAAGCTCACGCGGTGCCGTGCCAAGCCCTTCAAACCTAAGTGATTTCCATAACTTAGGATAAAGCGCTGTGAGGCCGGAGACCACGCGATGATGAGTGATCCGATCATGGATCAAGGAGCGACTACATGGTCCAATTGCGAGCCAGAACGGAAGGTCGTTAGACCCGAACTGTTTGCGGTTTACAGAGAGTTCAGACTGAGGACGGACAATGCCGCGGAGGGCGCACACAGGCGCCCAGGTCATACTCTAATAAAGAGTTAAAGTGTAACCGTTCCTCTACTTCGTCGATCTCTAACGCTGCTTTCGCATCGCCACCTGCTGCTTCTTAGTAAGCTAGGCCAAGTCATCGAGAGAGAACTTGTCGTCTCCTCGTCCGACTACTGGAGGACGCGCAGTCTTGTAGAATTTGCGCCTATGTTCAAGAGAGAACACTTCCTCAGTAAACACGCCTCGTCCGATTTAAGAGACGAAGTGCTTTCCGGAACTGATCTTGGCCCCACAGAGTTCTAGCAACTCATGGTAGCGATCCACCACAGATTAAGGCCAAAATGCGACGAGATCATCGCCGCAAATGGCAGTAGCTTGCTTTAGTTTCTTGCAGTCATAGGAGTTCAGTTCCTTAGGGTGAGACACGGCTTCATCTATCCAAAAGAGATGGACCAAGTTCAAAAGGAACCAAGTCGTTGGAAGACCCATGAGGATTCCACGCTTGATCTCACCTTCGCCGTCGGACCAAGAGCCCAGCATAGGGCCTGTTAGGTCACGGAACAGTTCGAACATGAACCTCGAATCTCTACTCTCCCAAGCACAGCCTTCGACAAAGCCGTCGACAAGTGCTTCTACTAAGTCGAGAGGTAGTAGATCGGAAGCAGCACTCAAGTCAGATGAAAGGACGCGAACAGCAGCAGGCAAGCCCCCCACGATGTGGGTCTTAATGGCTTACAATGCCGGAGAAGTTTCGCCCCAAGCACCAAGAGTCGCAAGTTTCGCCTGCTCAAAGGCACGCTCCACTTACTCTCGG